CAAAGACCCGCACCTCTGGACCGCTACGAACACAACCCCATCCTCGGCACCTGCCCAGAGCGCGGCGAAGTCAATGCGTACTTTCTGGGGACCGCCGTTGCGCATTACGTGATTGCCCGTTCCCTGTCTCCCAAATGGCGCCGCCGATTCCAATACGTCACCATTGGTTTCGAGGCTGGCGTCGTCGCGTCCAATTTCAAGATCGGACTCACTGTGCGGTTTTAGAGCGTCCACTCCAGTACTTCAAGAATGTCAACACTGGAAGTATTCTCGACCACTCTGTACTGCCCGCCAGCCGGGACGATGAACGTCGTGGAATTGTCCGCCTCGCTGGATGAGTTACTACTGAAATTCAGGTCGTAGTCTGCCGTGGTTCCACCGCTTTCATCGATTTGCACTTCGCCGTTTGCCCCATCGCCCGTGCAGCGGTGGTTGACAGTCACAAGCGTGGATCGGCTCGCGTTCGGCTGACGCCACGATCCAAGGGACAAGGCAGGGCTCGATGCGTTGCCCGGCTGAATCGCCACCCGGTTGCCGTTGTCGTAGACTTCCTCCGCATTCAGCGTCCCCGATCCCTGCGAGCCGCCGGTGGGGTTGCCTATTTGGTGGCCACGATCCGTGTCAATGTTATAAACTTCCTCGGTGTTTGTCCCGTTATTATGCGTGAGACTAAAGTCACCATCCGGCAGGATTCCGTATGTGAACTCACTCGTGCCGCTGACACTGCTACGGGACAGGTCCATTTTCCCGAAGCCCGACCCATTCATTGAAACACTATCAAACTCGGCGTCTCCGTCCACGTCCAGCAAAGATCCGGGCGAACTCGTCCCGATGCCGACGTTGCCGCCGGTAAAATACTGCTCCCCTGTATCAAAGTTATTGCTCGCCCCGGTCTCGGCAAGTGACTTGCCCGCAATGTCATTGACCCGATCCCCGATCGTCTTGATCTGCGCGCGCGCCTGTGCCGGATCGTCGCCGGCTGCGTCGAGATGCGTCAGGGAAACACTACCGCCTACGGTTACACCCATGTCAGTTACACCTTCTTCGGACCCTTTAGCTCGACATCGACCGTCACGTCCGCGAGCGTGTCCGTTTCGTCATAAACTTTGAACTCGGCCGCCGGATTACCATTGACCGTCGAGGTCTTGTTCTCCAGCGACCACCAATGCCGCGAGGTTATGCTCTGTATGGCGGTGATGCTCGCGCGCGTTATCCCGCCCGTCTGGTCATTTGCCGCGACCTGGAAGTGCCCCGCCGCGATCCGATTGAACCACGACGCCGACTCGCTCGACGTGTCGATATCCTCGCGGCCCGTAATCTCGACCTCGCCGTCAATCAGCGTCGTCATGCTCGCCAGTTCCGGCGTGGTCCCCGTGATCGTCACCTTGATCTGGACGTACCTCGCGCCCTCGACATCATCCAGAGAGGTGTACGAACCCGTCACCGAACCATCCGCGTCGGTGCCCGTCTTCATCTCCTTGGTCACCGTGCCGGTCGCACTGACCGTAATCCGAGGCGTGAAGTTGGCGTCAGAGCCAAGGTCGATCTCCGGCGTTTCGTAGGACACCGGGGACTCACGGTTCGTCCACGCGAACCATGTCGGACCTGCGCTGGACCAATCCGGCCCCGTGTCCGACCACTGACCGTCCGATGCCGCGACAGCGCGCAACACCTCATCGGTGTCCTCGAACATCGAGTTGAGCGTGCCCGGCCAACCGAGCGCCTTCTCCTTGCGCTGCGCCAGCACACCCGCGAGGCGCGGATTCGGGAGATCCTGCTCGATGAACAGCGCGTTCTCCGAGTAATTCCCCAACGTGTCGACCGCTTTCACACCGAACGAGTGAAGGCCCGAAGGGATCTGGTTCGTCTCGAACGGCGAGAACACCAGACGCCCCTGTGGCGTCAGCGTCTCCATTGCATCATAGTCGGTACTCGATCCCGAAATGAACCGGATGTCGAAGCCTGCAAGGTCCGGCGGGGCATTGACCAGTGTAAAGGTCAATTCGCGCGTTCCGTCAGCCTGGACTACCACATCGAAAGTGTCGGGGTCCGGCGGTTTTGTCGTCTTGCCGATAACGGTGTGTGCATTAGCAGCGACGACGTAGCTGGACGCCACACCATCGCGCGTCAACGAGCGCACCTGCAATTCGTAATCCACGCCGGTGTCAACGTCGCGCGCCGCCACAATGCCTTGCGTGGTTTCCGCCGTCACGGACTCAAACTGGCCCTCGCTGCCGCTTTTTCGGTAGCGCAGTTGCACGAACGCAGCGTCACGCTGCTCGTTGTTTGAAGGCACGGTGACTTCAACAACGATGCGGTTGACTAATGTTCCGTCCGGCCCATAGGTCAACGCAGTTTCATCACTGCGGATATTCTCGACCGTGGGCTGAGGCGGACGTTCAAGCACGTATTCACTCGAAGTCGTGATACGCGGATCGAACGCCGGAATCGCCTCGCTGTTCGCGTCATAGACAGCCGAGTCGTAGTTCTTGGCCGTGATCTTGGCGTTGAAATCGTCGGTCGGGCGAATGCTCTGGACCAGCAGCGGCGTCGTTTCCTCCGTCGACACACCGATGACGACCAGGTCATCGACCGCCGGCGCGTTGGCACTCGATACGGGCGTGTCAAACGTGAACGTGTCGGTCGTGGTATTGGTGCCGGGATCGACGAGGTCGCGTTCCTGCACGGTGCCGTCGGCCTGTCGGTAGCGCGCGACAATATCATCGCCGCCCGTCAAATTGATCTCGCCGTCGAGCGTGAACTCGGTTGTGTCGCTGTTGGTGTCCTGCACCGTCGCTTTGACGCGCCCGTAGCCGCTGGAGATGAGCACGGCGTCGTCGGCGTACTGGATGCGGTCGCCGCGCTTGAACGCCAGATACTCGATGTCCATGTCGAACGTGTAGGTCTCTGGGCGCAGTTCATCAACCGCTAGGAAGTAGCGGGCCGTGCGATAGATCTCCTTTTCGCTCGTCAGGCCGGGGAAGTCCATGCGCTCGAACCGGGTCGCGGCCGTCTTGCCGCCGCTGCCGTCCGCGTTGTAGTCGTCGTTGTAGACGATGATCTCGTCGGTCTGGTAATCAGCGTCGCGGTTGGGAAATCGTGCCCGGATCGCGTGGATTTTGTCGACGTAGCGACGCTCCATGCTCATGTTGCGCGCGTTGCGCGGCGTCACCAGTGCCTTCGGCGTGTCCTGCTTCTGGTCGATCGTCACCGACCATTTACCATCAACAAGCGTCTTGCTCGCCCGCGCACTCGCCGCGATCTTGTCCAGCGCATCGGCGACCGTGGTCTCCTTGTCGAACACGAACCAGAAGTCGAGTTCGTTGTCGATGCTGAACTGCGCCCATTCCAGCAGCTTGTCGTCATCAACGCGCGAAGTTGACACCGCGTATTCATTGGCGTCGCCCGTGAGCACATCGCGAAACGCGCTCGCCGCCGTGGTCGACACCGACGAGACAAACGAATTGGGCCCCGAATCCTTGTCGGGCAGGATGCTGGAGACCACTCCGTTGAACTGGTCGATGATGCCGTTCAACTGGTCCGTCGCGCGGATTCGCAGTGCGGTAAGAGCCACGCCGTCCATGTTAACCGGCGACTGGTTTTCGATGGCGCGCAGCTTCGACCAGACCACCGTGTCAACCTCAGTGTTGTCCGTCCGATCCGCCGTGTCGCGGCGCAGGCGCACGTCGAACTGCTTGCCCTCGTCACCAGCCGGCACGCGGAAACGCATGTTGCGCCGCACAGGGTTGCGTGTTGCCTCGGTCGTCACGATGATGGTGGCCGGAATACTGCCTGATGCCACATCAATGTCATCCGAGTTGGTTCCTTGGGTGACGTTGAAGCCGGTCACGCCGCTCGGGTTGCTGACGTTGACCAGGTTCTCAAGCGTGCCATCGCTAACCGACGTGACCTCGGCAACCTTGTAGCCCCACAAGGGCGGCGGCGGCGCTTCGGGCGATGCGCCGAAGCCGCCCGTATTGGCCCCGGACGCAAAGCGCACAGACCCATCGCCGCGATCGATCATGACGTTGTGACGCTGGCGCGCCTTGACCGTGAAAGCGGCGTCCGAATTGTCGCCCGATTCCGCTGTCGGCACCGTGGCCGTCTGCGACGACACGCTTTTAGGGCCGCCGGCGAGCCAGTTGTTGCTATCCTTGACCGCGAATTCGATCGACACCTGCACGGTCAGGCTCGACGTGCTGCCGTCGCTGTTTAGCCGGAACAGGCCGTTCGGGAAGGTGATGTCGATGGACAACTCGTCGGCGCCGCTGTTGGTAGTGCGCGTCTGGAATCCGTCGGACTCATCAAGCTGGATGGACAAGGACTGCTCGTCGACCGTGTCGCTGTAAAGACGCGGCACCCCGTCGCCCGAAAACCCCTGAACGGACTCAATCTCGACGTCTTCGTAATCCTCGATCGCGGTTTCGCCGATGCGGACATTGTCCAGAAGCAGCGGCCCATAACCCCATACGAAAAGCAGGCGCAGATACTGATCATCGCCGTCGACCTCGGTGAACGGCTTGGCCGCATAGGGCGGCACGACGCGGTGGGTGCCGTAGACACGCGGCACGACGCCATACGGGTTCAGCTTGTTTCGCGCACCCTGGATCGAGAACGTCGGCGCCTCGTCGCTGATGCCACCGCCCCGGTCATTCGGCCTTGCTGGAGGGGCGACCTCGTTGATCAGTTGGCGCCCGACGAGGCTGGTGACGGCACCCAATGCGCCTTGCGCGAACGCACCATAGCCAGCGCTGGCAGCCGCAGCCGCCACACCCGCACTCGCAATCGACACCCCAATCAGCAGCACCGATCGCGTCACGTCCTTGTCGCCACCACCGCCCTGCGGCACGGCCCGAAGCACAACACCCGTCTTGGGTCGTACATGCGCCCACCAGTCCGAGGGCACCGCATGGCCGTCCACCGACGCCACGATGTAGGGGCGATACACGGCAGGGATCTCGGCGCGCTCGACTATCTCGGCGATCGTCAGTCCACCGGGCACCGTGATCTGGCGCGCATCCACACCGAACGGATGTTGGGCGATCACGACATCAGTCATGGACGTAGAACCCCTCGGCATGGCCGCGCCATTCTCGGTCGCGCAGGCTCGCGATCACGGTCCCGACCGGCTGCTGCGCATGGATGAACTCGTGGTCGTTGACCATGAGCCCCGCATGCGCCGGAAAGCGGCGCCGGTAGAGCAGCACGACACAGCCCGGCACAGGCGCGTCAACGCGCTTGAAATGCACTCGCCCAGTGTCCATGTGATGCGCGACCTGTTGCATGTCCAGAGCGCCCGCACGGGCGCACAGTGGAAAATCCGGCATCTCGATACCGAACTCGTGGCGCGCGATCCACTGTACACAGCCCCAGCAGTCCCAGCCATCCGGCGTGCGACCACCGACGACGAACGGGATGCCGATGTAGGTCGCGAGGCCCACGTCAGAAGATCCCGGGGAAGTTTTCGGGGTCCATGCGCGCGCTCGGAAACGCCGTCTGGTCGTAGATCTCCAGCACCAGATCGCCCTCCACGGTCTCCAGCGTCACGCGGGCGTTCGTCAACTGGAACGTAGGCCACGTCGCCTCAACGGTGTCCGGGTCACTCGCCAGCACGACCTCCAAATCCACCTGCGGCGCGCTGTTCACGCTGCGCAGCGCCTCCGTCACGCGCCGGTCCGCGTTGTCGATGGTCAACCTGGCAAGCGCACCGCTGGTCTCGTCGTCCTGTCGCGGCAGAGCGATGTCGAACGGAAACGGCACGAACGTATTGCCGTTGCTCGTGGTATCCACCCCGTCCGTCGTCAGTCGCAACGGCGACGCCAGGTCCGGGTGGTCGATCGTCAGCAGCACCAAGAACGCCTCATCGGTGCGCGGCGCGTTGATGGCGTTGACGAAGGTCGACGATAGGCTCACGGCAGCACCTCAAGCTCAACCGACACCGTGTAGTAAAGCCCACTGTTGCGCGGCGTCCAGCTGGGCGGGCCGGTGAACACGGCCTCGACCGTGTTCCCGGTGCGCGGATTGGGCCAATCAAACTTCTTGGAACCGTTGGCCGCCGTGTTGACGTAGAAGTCGCGCAGCGTACTGACCTCGCTGTCGGTCATGATGTAACGTGCGCTCACCGGATAGCTGGTATTGGTCTGGCGACGGCGCAACTTCGGTGGTCCGACTGATACGTCACTACGCACCGTGGTATCCGGCGGACGCTCGCTGTAGCCGTCCTGTTGGGCATTCTGCGGCAATCCGGGAGGCCAGGTAATGCTCGCCATAGTAGACTACCTGCTCGTGATCGGGGCGACGCCGAAGCGCCCGCGCAACGAGCGGTCGGCCTCGCCCTTGCTGATGAGATCGTTGACCTCGCTGCGCAGCACAAGGCGCAACTGGTCTCGCCCGTTCGCCCCGCGCTCTCGCTGCTGCTCCACCTTGGGCGCGTCGGCACCGCGTCGGTCCTCGATGACCACCTGCGGCCCCATGTTTTGGCTTGACGTCACGTTGCCCGCACTGTGCGGCGTGAACAACTCCGGCCCGCGCTCGCCGACGATGTAGGATCGTCCCGACTGGACCGGACCGCCCCCAGCACGGCCAAACAACTGCGGTGAACCACCTGCCGCCCGCCCCTGCGCGCCGGGACTGAACAGCCCCTCGATAAAACTGCCGACACCACTCTGCACGCCTTGCGTCAGAGGCTGCGTGACAAACTGACGCAGCAGCACGCGCTGGATGTCCTCGGCCAGTCCCTTGAGCACGCCCGACAACTGCTCGCCCTTGATGATTGCCGACTCGAACGCCGACTCGAACTCAAAGCCGAGTTCCTTTGCCGATGATTGTACCTGCTGCTGCAACCGGTCCTGCTTTTCGGTGACGCGGTTCAGTTCATCCATGCGCTCGACCTGGGCGTCAATGCGCTCCAGCATCGTCGGGCCGCGTGCGTCACCGGGGCCACCGGCACGGCGCGGGTTCGACCCCGGCGTCATCAATGCGAGGAACTCGTCGTTGTCCTTGAGTTCCTTGAGCTTGCGCTCGATGGCGTTGAGCGTGTCGAGTTGCGTTTGTGCTCCACCACCATCACCACCACCACCGCCGCCCTCTCCGGCCAGGCCAAAGCCGCTCGGTCTGAAGGGCGGCAACTCGGG